GCGACGAGATAATGTTTGCGTCTATGCTTCCTGATGTAATTAAAGATTGCAATGTCGTATATGACTGCAATTCCCGATTATTAAACATCATGCGCGATTCATTCCCAGACATACCGATCTACGGGACGAAACAACAAAATGGGCTTGTAGAATGGTATGACAATCATCCTGTTGACGCTAAAATATCCATAGGGTCATTGGCAAAGTTTTATCGTAAAACAGACGGCGATTTTCCCAAAACCCCATATCTAAAAGCCGATCCAGCAATAGTTGAGAAATATAGACAAAAACTATCGGCTATGGGAACCAAGCCTAAAATAGGAATTTCATGGTACGGAGGGGCAAAAAGAACATCGCAAAGCTATAGGTTCAATCCCTTGGCTAATTGGCTAGATATTCTCAAGATGGATTGTGACTTCATATCGCTGCAATATAACGCTGAGGCGGGCGAAAAAGTAAGGAAGTTTAACGAAACGAACGGAACCAATATCCATCACTGGCAGGATATGATTGATGATTACGATGAAACCGCCGGGCTGCTTATGAATCTGGATTTGGTTATTTCCGCCCCCCAAAGCATAGTTCACCTAGCTGGCGGATTAGGTGTTAAATGCTGGCGAATATGCTCCAGACAATGCATGTGGACGCATGGGGTTCATGATGTTGATGCTCTGTGGTATGGATCGGTTAAAAACTACTGGCAAACGGAATCGGGGAACTGGGATATAATGAAACAGGTGACAGGGGATTTTAAGGAAATATATGATAACCGATGATTACAGAAAATTGAATGAAGAAATGCACAAAAAGCCCAGCTATGGCATCTCTGGTCAAAAATACGCTAATCAAGTTCACGCCATTGCGTTATCTATGCAGACTCAGGATATATTAGATTATGGATGTGGAAAATCCACGCTGGCACAGAATCTTCCCTATAAAATAAAACAGTACGACCCCGCCATTCCCAAATACTCGGCTTTACCTGAACCAGCCGATGTGGTAGTATGCACCGATGTTTTGGAGCATGTTGAACCAGAAATGATAGATGATGTTTTGGAGCATATCAGGTCGCTTACAAAGCGGAGGGGAATGTTTGTGATAGCGACAAGGCCTGCAAACAAGACCCTTCCAGACGGTAGAAACCCCCACCTTATAATTGAGAATGGGAAGTGGTGGTTAAACAAGCTGTGGGATCTATTCTTTGTTAAGGGATTTCAAGACTTTGGCGAGGAATTTTTAGTAATAGTGGAGCCAAAATGACTAGCACATTTTTACAAATGCAACAAAGAATAGCGGATGATTTAGACCGCACCGATCTATCGACGCAGATAAAGTTGGCAATAAATCGTGCTATTGAGTTTTATCAGACCGAGCCATTCTGGTTTAAGGAAACCTCATCCACCTTTCCCGCCGTATCTGGACAGGAAGAATATGTTTATGGAACGGGAAGCGTTCCCTCCAATGTAGAGATGATTGACATCATGGAGAGGCTTTACAACGGAACCAAGGTTACACTTCAGGAAATAACCCCCTTTGAGTTAGAGGCCAAGCAAAGCCTCACTGCCACAGGCATTCCTGATGAATATGCTCAGTATCAAAATCGCATTAAATTTTATCCCATCCCGAATCAGACGGGCATAACAATTTACATAAAATATACCAAAAATTACACCGCATTGTCTGCTGATATTGATACAAATGATTGGCTTACCTATGCGGAGGACTTGATAGAATCAAGAGCAAGGTGGTGGATTAATAACAGGATTCTTCATGACCAGAATGCGGCGGTCGAAGATGAAATGCAAATTGCCACGGCTCTAGACGCGCTTAGAACATTGAACGTTCATAAAACTGGCCAAGGCCGAGTCATCCCAACGAGCTTCTAATGCAAATTACCTTTGGAGAATACACGCCAGACCTTGCGCCGATGGATAACACGGGCGTAACGGTTGCCCTTAATGTTATTCCCGCTGGAAACTCATATAAAAGCTTCCCTTCCCAAGTTGTTTATTCTGATGCTCTGGGAGGTGTTTGTATCGGCGCGGTTTCTGGAAGGGATGCTGCTGGTAATACATTCAATTTTGCGGGGGATTCTACTAAGCTATATAATTTATCCGCTACTTCTTGGTCTGATATTTCTATTGCTGGGGGATATACCAACGGCACAGAAGATAGATGGGCATTCACGCAATGGGGAAGCCAGATTCTCGCAACCAATTACGCCGATAACATTCAAGAATTTACTATGGGAACCAGCTCCCTGTTTGCTGATTTATCAGCCGACGCACCTAAGGCAAAATATATTTCCGTTGTAAGAAATAACGTGGTTGTCGCCAACACTTCTGATTCTATAGATGGCGCTGTTCCTTATAGGGTTAGATGGTCTGGAATAGGCGATGCCACGGCATGGAATCCATCTGTTACCACACAATCAGATTTTCAAGACCTTGATGGAGAGGGCGGTTGGTGTCAGCAGGTGGTGGGCGGTGAGTTTGGCATAGTATTTCAGGAAAGGTCAATATGGAGGATGACCTATGTTGGCTCCCCCATTGTTTATCAGTTCGATGAGATAGAAAGAGGAAGGGGAACTCCTGCCCCCGGCTCAGTGACCAAGATAGGCTCTGCGATACCGTATCTAGGAATTGATGGATTTTATATACAAGACGGTCAGCAATCCGTTCCCATTGGCACGAACAAAATAGATAAAACATTTTACACCGATTTAGACCAGTCCTACATGGGGCGCATCTGCTCAACGGTAGACCCCATCAATCAGATTATATTCTGGGCTTCACCCGGACAACAGAATGTAGGAGGAAACCCTAACCGGATATGGGCTTATAATTACTCTCCAAATGCCGCCAAGCGATGGGCTTATGCGGATCAGGATGTTGAGTATATATATCGTTCACTCGCGGAGGGCTACACTCTCGATGGCTTAGATGCCGTTTCAACAAACCTAGATGCTTTGCTCTTTTCTCTGGATTCTCGTGTATGGACGGGAAACACGGCATTGTTTTCTGGGTTCAACAGCGATCACAAGCAAACCAACTTTACCGGCTCTGCCTTAACCGCTACCATTGAAACACAGGAAACAGAATTAACCCCGAACATGAGAACAAATATTCAGGAAATCAGGCCATTTGTTGAGGGTTTTTCTACAATGACCATACAAATTGGCGGAAGAAACACACTTGCTGAATCGGTAACATGGGGTTCTGTCATATCACAAAACAGCGCGGGTAATTTCCCATGCCGGTCGAATTATCGCTATCATAGAATGAGAATAAACCTATCCGGTGGGTTCACCCATGCCCAGGGACTAAGCATTGTCAAAATGGGCACAAGAGGGGGCAGATAATGCCATTGGTGAGCGCCAGAGACGATGGCAATATATCCGTACCGGAAAAGATGACGGATATTCCTGCATGGGTAAGACTGATAGCGGCAAAGCTCAATCAGGTTATTCGCGGGAAAACAAATAATGTAGGAGAATTAACCCTAACAGCCAATTCCGACACTAGCACAATAGCCGTTGCCATAGGTACTTTTGGCGACAAAACCACCATATTATTCGATGCCACCACATCCACCGCCGCAACAGCATTAGGGAGTGGATCTATGTATATTTCAACCAGAAGCCCTGATTTAGGAACCTATGTCATCACACACCCTAACACTGCCGACGCCAACAAAACCTTCCGAGTTGCCTACATCGGATAGCGTTTTACTTCCTATCCCCTCCCATAAGATTAACGATATATGGCCACAGGTAGTAGTTCGATTATCAGAGGCGATAAAGACAGCAAGGGGAAGATTGACGATAGATGACTTAAAGCGGTTTCTTATCTCAAAAGACCTTGTTTTATGGGTTTCCTTGCGAGATAAAAAAATAGAGGCAATGGCTGTAACCGAGATCATACAGCACCCAAGGAAGAAGATGTGCTTTGTTCGCTTAATGACCGGAGAAGATTACGCCAACTGGGTGCATTTAGAACAAGGAATAGCTGGTTGGGCTAAATCCATAGGATGCGATGGAATGGAAGCAATCGCCCGTAAGGGGTGGGCAAAGATTTTTAAGAACTATGATTTTACTCATATATTTTTGGAGAGAATGTTTTAATGACGCTGCATGATAGATTTATGTCGAAGATAATAAGGCAAGACACTGGATGCTGGGAATGGTCGGCAAGCATATTAAAATCAGGATATGGATGCATAAGAATAAATAAAAAAACATTTCTAGCGCATAGAGTTTCTTGGGAATTACATAATGGGAAAATCCCCTTGTCTGATGATTGCCACGGCATATGTGTGCTTCATGTGTGCGATAATAGGAGATGCGTTAACCCAAAGCATTTGTTTTTAGGATCGAATACCGATAATATTATTGACTCCATGAGAAAGGGAAGAAGGAAGGGAATTAAAAGGAACCGCCCATATGGGATAAGGTTTAATCTATCA